AATGTAATACAATTCTGGGGTAGATTTGAAACTATTGATGAGATGGCAAACGATCTTGTATTCAATAAAAAGCAAGGGAAGTCAATGTTCACATCCATTGGCAACCAACCACCTGCGCCAAAAAAAGGTACATCTAATGTAGATTTTATGACGCGTGAATTACCAACTTTGATAAATAATTTCACAGAATGGTTACAAAAGGAAACCCGTGGTCATAAAGATATTGTTGATTATCTTAATGGCTATAACAAAGAAGTAGGCCACCGAAAATTTAATTTCGTGTACGCTGCCTTTTCTATGGATTGCTCTGATTACTTCCCTCAATATGTTAATGTAGATAGCCATACCTATTTAGGAAACAATGCTGTCCGCTGTATGAAAAGGCTCTCAACAGGGTGGAAACCAGACGACTTTATGAACCTGCTGGTAGAACGTACCGGTGGAAAAGCAAAAGACCTTGAAGATGTGATGTGTGACTTTGTTCGCTTTGGTCAAAACTATGTACCTCGTGGTAATGGTACATTTGATCATGTATCTGCAGACCTGATGAATGCTTCAGGCTGGGAATCAGGATGGGAACAAAGACAAGGTACACCGCCAGAAAAGGGTGTACAACTCGATGAATTTATGGTATAATATACCTAATGAAACTTATAGGAGAAATATATGTCTGTAATGGATAGACTAAAGAAGAATTCGAAAATCAAGGGTACAGACATCCTTGCTAACTCGAAGATCTTCTCACAACAGGACTTTGCAAGTACGCCAGTCCCAATGATTAATGTGGCTCTATCAGGCGATCCTGATGGTGGTCTAGGCTCTGGGCTAACGGTCCTTGCTGGTCCATCAAAGCACTTTAAGACTTCATTTGCTTTGCTTATGGCAGCAGCATATATGAACAAGCACAAAGATGCTATTATGTTATTTTATGATTCAGAGTTTGGTTCACCTCAAACATACTTCGAATCATTTGGCATTGATACATCACGTATCTTGCATACACCTATCACTGATGTTGAAAAGCTTAAGTTTGATCTAGTATCTCAACTTGAAGCTATTGAGAAAGATGATCGTGTAATTATCGTAATCGATTCTATTGGTAACCTTGCTTCTAAGAAAGAATTAGAAGATGCTATTAATGAGAAATCAGTTGCTGATATGTCTCGTGCAAAAGCACTCAAAGGTTTGTTCCGTATGGTTACGCCATATCTTACAATGAAGAATATCCCTTTACTTGCTATCAATCATACTTACAAAGAGATTGGTTTGTTTCCAAAGGATATCGTTGGTGGTGGTACAGGTATTTACTATTCAGCTGATAACATCTGGATTCTTGGTCGTCAACAACAAAAGACTGGTACAGAGATTAAAGGTTATAACTTTATTATCAATGTTGAGAAATCACGTTTTGTTAAAGAGAAATCTAAGATTCCGGTATCTGTAACATGGGATGGTGGTATTGAACGTTACAGTGGTTTACTTGATATTGCAATGCATGGTAACTTTGTTGCTAAACCTTCTAATGGATGGTATTGTAGAGTTAATCAAGAAACTGGTGTCCTTGAAGATCCTAAATGCCGTGAGAAAGAAACACTGACTAAAGAGTTCTGGGAACCTATCTTCGCAGAAACTAATCTCAAAGAATACATTAAGTCTCATTATACCATTGGATTAAAATCAATGCTCGGTGAAGATGTTGATGTATTTAGCGATGTACAATCGGAGACAACCAGTGTATAATGTAACCACAAATGATTATAAATTCGTTGAACGTGCTGATGACGACTTTTATACTGTTGAGCTTACTACCGGCGATTGGGCTGGTACTAAGTATCAATATGGTAAAGTAAGCGCTAAGATTGAAGAAATCAATGATGATGAAGATGGTATTGCAAGGCTAAACTTTATGTGGACGCTAATTGAAGGTGATGAAGATCTTGCCGAGAATCCTGCCTTTCAAGACTATATAGGTAAAGTATTGCAAAACATTTTAGAAGATGCTTTTGACAGTGGTAATTATAAGATAGGAAATGATGATGATAGCAAACGTACCGACAACGATTCTGCGGAACCTATTAACCAATGATGAGTTTACCCGTAAAACTATTCCTTTCTTAAAGAAAGAATATTTTGAGGGTGCACAGCGGTTCGTATTTGATGAAATATTAAAGTTTGTTAGTAAGTATAACAAACTGCCAACCCCTGAAGCGTTGTCTATTGAATTAGATAACGCTAATCTTCCTGAGCAAACACATATTCAAGCTCATGAAGTTGTAGATAGTATTAAGGAGTTCGTCCCAGATGATATGGGTTGGCTCCTTGAATCATGTGAAAAGTGGTGTCAGGATCGAGCAATCTATCTTGCCATCATGAAGTCGATTGAAATTATTGATGGTCGTGATGAGAAACAGACAAAGAATGCTTTGCCTGAAATCTTATCTGACGCTCTTGCTGTTTCATTCGATACTAACATCGGCCACGACTATGTCGGTAACGCTGATGCTCGGTATGACTTTTATCATACTGCTGAAGAAAAATTGCCTTTTGATCTTGATAAGTTTAATCTTATTACAAAAGGTGGTTTACCGAAGAAAAGCCTAAACATCGCCCTTGCTGGTACCGGTGTTGGTAAATCTTTATATATGTGTCACTGTGCTGCTGGTGCATTGACCGATGGTAAAAACGTTCTTTATCTGACCATGGAAATGTCAGAAGAAAGAATAGCTGAACGTATTGATGCTAACTTGTTTAACGTGCCTATTGATCAACTTGAAAATCTATCGAAAGATATGTTTCATAATAAAGTAAACAAGATCGCATCCAAGACTTCAGGCCAATTGATTATTAAAGAATATCCAACTGGTTCTGCGCATGTCGGCCATTTCCGTGCATTGCTCAATGAACTTAAACTCAAAAAAGACTTTGCACCGGATATTATATTTATTGATTACTTGAACATCTGTGCATCGTCTCGTATAAAAGGATTAAGTGGCGGTGTCAATACGTATTCCCTCATCAAATCTATTGCAGAAGAGATTCGCGGACTTGCAGTCGAATACAACGTGCCCGTTGTATCAGCGACTCAGACAACTAGAACAGGATATGGATCGAGTGATGTCGGTCTCGAAGACACGTCTGAATCATTCGGATTACCTGCTACAGCTGATCTTATGTTCGCCCTCATCTCAAACGAAGAACTCGAAGGACTAAATCAAATACTTGTTAAGCAGCTTAAAAATCGTTATAACGATCCTGGTATTAACAAAAGATTTATAGTTGGAGTTGATAGATCAAAGATGCGACTGTATGATGTAGAAGATTCTGCACAGAATATATCTGACGCGGGCCAAGATTCTGCGCCAATAAATACATTCGGTAACAGAGAAAAGAAAGATTATGGAGATTTTAAAGTATGAATGACGAAGGACCTTTTACTGCAGAAGCAAATCGCAGGCCGAAAAAAGCTATAAAACGTAAAATTATAACATATGAAGAAGTAGATGCTGGAGTAAAGATTACTACAGTAAGTCGACGATATTATGAAAGCGGTGATTACCATGATAATATGTCTACTGAAATTTTACCCTTGAATAAATAGGAATAGATCATGCAAGCTAAATTAGTCGCACATACTCAACTCACACATAGGATTCATGCAGGTGAACGTGACCACAACGGATTGGATAACATCCAGGACCTCATCGCTTATTGCGCCCGTGTCTCAAACCCGAAAAATCAAGCTAACACCAAGACAACTCCAAAGTTACTTGACTATCTCATCGAACATAAACACTGGTCACCATTCGAAATGGCAAGTGCAACAATCGAAGTTAACACAACCCGAGACATTGCAAGGCAACTATTACGTCATAGAAGCTTCAGCTTCCAAGAGTTTTCTCAGCGGTATGCTGACATACGCGATCTTAGTAACTCTGTTGTAATTCGTAAAGCACGTCTACAGGATTTAAAGAATAGACAGAATAGTGTAATTACAGATGATACTTCCCTTCATGTACAATGGGAACAACATCAACGTAATATTTGGCACACTGCTATGCAAGCCTATGAGTGGGCAATTGATAACGGCATTGCTAAAGAACAAGCAAGGGCTGTTTTACCTGAAGGTAATACACCTTCTCGTTTATATGTTAACGGTACTATTAGATCATGGATTCATTATTGTGAACTTAGATCTTCTAATGGTACACAACTAGAGCATATGGTTCTGGCTAAAGAGATTGCAACAGCAATCGGCCAGATCTATCCAAAATTGTTAGATTTCACACAGGAGTAAATTAATGGGTAAAAGACTTAGTACACATGAATCTGAACAAGGCAAAGGATATGCCGAAGTTCATTTTGATTTTAAAGAAGAACTAGCCTATATTAAATACTTTGATAATCACTCTAAGCAATTCTTTATAGAAGAGTTTCCAGGTAAAACAGTTAGATATGCAGAAGATGCTGCAGAGAACTGGGCTTTAGGTATTAAGAAGCTTGAACCAAAACTTCATTAATACTGTAACATAAATGTCACAAATTTAGTCTATTTGTAAAAAAAATGCAAATAGACTAAATTAACTGTGTACATATGCATCCATACGTGGTATATTGGTATCAAGAGATGAAAACAGTATGGAGACTATATTATGATTACGATTCACCAAATTCAGTTAACTAGCGATCAAATCGATGCCGTAAACGCTGGCGAAACTGTACCAGCATTTGAAACAAAAAACAAATTGTCTATCTTCGGTGCTGACAGATTTGACTCAAGCATGTTCTCAATGTTTACTGAAGCTTATACAGTAGCAACTACTCGTTTAGAGCAAGCTTTTGAATGGACTAACCTTTGGAATAGACAGGATATGGTTGAAGCAATTGGCGATCGTAACCATAGTTCTTCTGTAGGCGATATCTTTGAATTGAATGGAGAATTCTTTCTTTGTTCAAATATTGGTTTTAAACAAATTAAAGTGGAGGCAGTATAATGTACGTTATTTCAACTCAAACTCTTGAAAACTATGGTGCTCACAGTGAAGACGGTAAGCACTCAAGCGGTAACGCTTATTGGAAATTTAAAGGCGGTAACGACTATATCGTTTCTACTTTAGACCGTATACAGGATGCTGCAGCATTTGTTGCTGCCTTGTGTATGGAAAACGATATCTCCTATAAGGAGTTTCCTGTTACTTTCAGATCATATGATGAATGGAAGGAAGAGCTAGGCAAACTATCGCCTGAATACGCTGAATTTTTAGAGAGCAATGCCATACGTGTATCTCCTGGAAAGGAAGCTGCATGATCCTACAGGATTATTGGCAAGAAATATCTTTATTGATATTTTTTGTCATTGCACTGCGCCAGCATGGAAGAATGGCGTTTAGAGACGGCCTCAAAGATGGGGCCGACATTACTTTAGATATGCTAGAAAAGGAGCGTATTATATCAATCAACGATGAAGGTGAAATAACCGGAGTCTGTGAAAGGGAATAATGAAAAAATTTATTATAAATAACTGGGAAGTTGTAATGGATCACAGTAAGAATCCATTAAGCAATATTCAGGATCTACGAGTTAGACATATGGTAATGCAGATTCTTGCATGGATGTGGTGTCTAATATTTACAATGATGACTGGTACATGGATGTATTTAGGAGTCAATGTTTTGTTTCACGCGTTGCTATTAGGCGGTGTGTGTATAACTGTTGGCATGTTTGAAACGGCAAAGCGTCGTCCAGATATGTTTCGTGCAAATTCACGTGGTCCAGGTGGTGAACATGAGTAATGAACCTTATCATAATAAGGGTGTTGGATTAGCATTCCTTATTATAGCAATAACTATGATAGGCATTCCTATTATTATAGGAGTTAGTATGGGTTGGTTTAATTTGTTTGGTATTTTAGGGCTATAAATCAAAAGGATATAATAATGAAAGAACAACTAGTTAAAGCAGCTAAAATGCATGCTGAAGGAGAGCTCGAACGGGCAAAAACTAATATCATGGTTTACATGAACCACTCAGTTGGTATTGGTGAGCATAGTGATATTGTAGAAGCTATTCAAGAAGAACTTGATAAGATGGCTGCTTCTGAAGATCGAATTGATATGCTCCATAAATATTTTAGCTAAAAGCTAAATTAACTGTGTACATTCTCTTTTTTATGTGGTATAATGTTTACATAATATCATAAGGAGAGAGAAAATGGGTATTAAAGTAAATAAAAACCGCGTATCAGATGCTTACATCGGAACATTTGACTATAAAAATAGTGATGATATGTTTCAACTTGATGATCTGCGTACTATGGTTAAACACATGAACCGCGACCTGCGTGAGGCTAATATGGACTATCAGTTCTATGTTAAGTGTCAAGGTCGCGGACATCGTCAAGGCGTTCGACGCTATAATCAATCACTGCCACTTCCATTGGCAGAAAAGGTAGACGCGTACATCTACCGTCGGTGATCGATATGAACTATATCGAAATCACTGGTGGCACTAAAGCTCAAAGAGCTATTGCCGATAAAGTAGTCTCGTGGTATCTCAAAAGAGTATTACCACGAGTACGTACACTTGATATCACAGTACGTCTCACAAATTGCTTATCTAATGAAGGAGCTTATGGCTATTGCCTTGAGCTTGACACACATAAAGAATTTGATATTGAAATCGATAAGACATTGCGTTTGTTCGATTTTGTATCAACTATTTGTCATGAGCTGACTCATCTTAAACAATACTACCGTAAAGAAATGGTGGCATTAGATGATGGACGTATTCGTTGGAAGAAAAAAGTTTACAATTCAAACTTTAAGTACGAAAATAAACCTTGGGAAAAAGAAGCTTTTAAAGTTGAAGCTCAATTAGCCCGTGATTGTTTTACCGAAATTTTATAAAGCCTTTTAGTAGGCTTTTGTTTTTGTATAAATAGTATAAACATAACACGGGACTAATATGATATGCTTACTTTCAAAGGGTTTATTTCAGAAATGTATGTAAAACTATCTGGAGAACAATTGTTAAAGCCCGGCAGAGAAGGCCGAGCAGAAAATATTGTTCGCAAAATTAATGACGGAGATCCATTTCTTACAATGAAAGGTGATACTGTTATTCTTAGAAAAGATAATTCCCTAGAAACATATCGTACAGCTGTTAGAGATGGTAATAAAAAGGCAATGAATGCCATTGAATTTACTGGTGTCAACGGCAAAAAATATCAATTGGCAGATCTGGCTAAATCTCCAGAATTTGGTGGTAAGGGTAAAGGATCAGGCACCCGTGCAGAAGATGAAGCACTAGCAGATCTAAAGAAAAAACTTCAAGCAGTATTCGATAAAG